GATGGGCTTTTTTTAAAGTAATCCAGGATATTGCTAAAGATAAGCAAGTTATAGATTATGAAAATACATTATTAGGTATAGATGGTGCAATTGATAGCCAAGAGATGATAGATCATAAAAAAGGTAATGCAGCCGATAGGGTAAGATTCATAGCACGTAACGAAAAAAAATTAGCTAAGTTAGAAAAAGAGTTTAAATCTAATAGTGATATTAATACAGCCCCTGATGCAATGAAAGCAAAGGATGCAATTGCTAAAGTTGCAACACTATCAGGATCTTGGAGAAGCCCCATGAATTTATCTAATGGCTTTGATACTAAAAGCAAAGAATCAGCAGCTGCTATTAAAGCATGGGACAAGGCTGCTAGTGCTGGTAAAAAAGAATTAGCAAAAGCTATAACTACTAATATGTCTGGTTTAGAGGCAGCATACGGTCCAGGTATGGGAAAAACTTGGAGTATTGAGCATGGAGTTTAATTATTAAATAAAAATCCTTATGTATAAAGTTCGTAAAATAAACTTTGGATGGTATAAAAGGCGGTATGGTATTCTTCTAGAAAACCTGCCGCCTTTGAAGCAAAAATTGCTTTTGAATAACCGTCATATGAAATGGTTAGAATCTGATGTTCAAGCTTTTGAGGTAATCTTTAAAGTAGAAGATATGAACGGGCATGAAAAGAATGTCAACAAAGCTATATGGAATCCATTTAGAGAAACCTTCACGACACTAAAGGAAATAGAAAAAGATGCTGATCTTGTTGACTGGCATTGCGCAATTTGCAAAACCCCAATCAAAGCTAGAATGGATTCAAAGAAGGTTGAGAATTTCGTTTGTAGTAAATGCTCTAAGGCCCATAGCTCACATAATAGAAGTGTAGATGGTAGAATTATTAATACATCAATTAAGTTTACTAAACACTGTAAACACCTCCTTACGAAAGAACAGAGGGAGTTTATGACCTATGCGAAGCGATCATCTAAAGCTTAATGCTTGTTCCAATGTTATTTTAGGAAATACTGTTAATTTACTATAAGGAGACGCATTTAGTACAGTAACCCCAGAATCTTTTAACTCAGAGTGTAATTGTTTAAATCCTGGTAGGAATTTATCTTGGTACATTTTATCACCAGCCGCTCTTGTTGGATAACCATCATGAAAATGCCCATCTTTGCCATCACTCGCCATATCAAACCCTAATAATATTATACGCCTAGCTCCTAAATGATAAGCAAGATTAATTGCAGCATACCCACTATTGTTGCCATGGGCCAATGTTTGCCTATCTGTTTCCAAGCCGTGAGCTTTACCTTTTTTCAAAATACTAATGTCATTTGTATATTGACTCCCAGCTTTTAGTGCAAACTTTAAACCTTTATAATTATCTATTTCATTTTTATACCAAGTATAAAATCTAACATCAGTCCAGTATAAAACATCAGTTTGTGTATGGTATAACATTGCTTTATTAATTGCAATTGTCCTAACACCTGCCAATTGTCTAAAATCAAAATTCTTTAAAGAAGGGCCACCACCAATAATATAAACAGTCTCCCCATCAAATCGCTTTTGTATTGTTGTGTATTTAATATTTGATAATGGTGGTTGTGCTGAATTTACAAACCCAACACTTTTATTGATAGGTAACCGAGCTGCATGATCAGTTGGAGTAGGAACAGACTTTGTGAAATTTCTGCCATCTTGGCGACGGTGAATATTTGTAGTATGCTCAACTGCTATAGGTTGTTGTATAACTTTTCTAATTTTTCTATTTCTTTGCATGGGGTTGCTTATTTTTATATTTATCTAAGTGTAAACAACTCTCCTACTTTAGCATATAAAAATAAATCAATAAATGCGCAACATACAAAATATTTTACTTACCGAAAAATACAGACCGAAAGTATTAGAGGATTTAATAACACCTAAAAGAGTAGGCGATAAATTAAGTAAAGGAGTTTATCAACATTTACTATTACATGGTAGCCCAGGAACAGGAAAAACTTCTGCTGCTAAAGTTTTAGTAAAACATTTTAAACATCCTTATCTTTATATTAATGCATCAACTGATACTTCAGTAGATGTAGTAAGAAACCGAATAACTGACTTCTGTGCTAATCGTTCTATTATGGATGAACCTGGTAAACTAAAGGTAGTTATACTTGATGAGATCGATGGTGTATCTGATCAATTCTTTAAAGCACTAAGAGCTACTATGGATCAATTTGCAACAAATGCAAGATTCGTAGCAACATGTAATTATATCAACAAAGTACCAGATCCAATTCAATCAAGATTTGAAATGATTGATTTTGATTTTTCTAAAGATGAAGAAACTGAAATAATGAAAAGTTACATTATGAGGATTCTAAAAATCTGTAAAGATGAAGGTATTAGTATTGACAAACATGCAGCCGTAGAATTAGTAAAAAGAAAATTTCCTGATCTAAGAACTATGCTTAATCAGTTACAAGGATTTCAATCACAAGGGAAAGATATCATAACGGTTGAAGATATAAAACAATTTAGTTCAGTTTATAAAGACATTTATGATTTGGTTATAGATGAATCTGATCCTGTAAAAAATTACCAATATATGTTATCTAACTATGCAAATAGATCTGATGATGTTTTATCTTCTTTAGGAGCTGAGTTTGTAGAATTCATCCAACAAGAAAGGCCATCATACATTCAGTTTATACCACAAGTAATTATAACAGTGGCCAAGTACCAATCACAAAGACAACAAGTAATAGATCCTGCGGTATCAATGCTTGCGTGTATCTATGAACTGCAATCAATATTAAATGGCGTATGAGAGCACAATTCCTAGAAGCATTAATACATAAATTTACTAACTATTTTGAATTAGGAGCTGCGGTTACTACTTATTATCACCTAAGACAGAAACAGTTAACAAAAGATGAATGCGAAGAAATAACATTAAAAACAACTTTCAAAAATAACTAAAGTTTGTTATAATTATATTAAAATACAATACCATGAGAAAAACAGGAAGGCATACCTTTGTCATAGATGGCAATTATTTTCTTTTTAGAACATTATATGTTTTACCAAGAAAATCTAAAAAAGAAGGAATGTTAGCTACCGATGAAGACGCTATAGTTTTCATGAGAAAGTTAGCAACAGATTTTGCATATCAGATTAGATTATTTGACGGCCTTATTGATAAAGTAGTATGGACTATTGATTCAAGATCATGGAGAAAGGATTTTTACCCAGACGCAGAATATAAAGGTAACCGTAAACAAGATACTTCTATTAACTGGAAAAACTTTTCTAAAGTTACTGATGAATTTACACAACTACTAGTTAAGCAAGGTGTTATCTTTTCAAAAATAGACGGAGCTGAGGGTGATGATCTAATGTATGCATGGAATACTGAATCATTAGCAAATGACAAATCAGTTATTATGTTTACTGGTGATAAGGATTTAGTCCAATTAGTAAACAGGAGTGATAATAATAGTACTCATACAATTTTATTTTCACCTGCGCATAAAAAAATGTATACATACCAAGGATTCTCTGAATGGCTTACAACAAAGGAGGAAGAAACATCTAAAGATATATTCGATGTATTAAAAGCATCATCCACACCAGATGCTCAATCTAAAAAATTACTTGCATCAATCATTGATAAAAAACAAGTTACAGTAATAGAAGTAGATCCAGAAGAATTCCGTTTTCGTAAAGTTTTAACTGGTGATTCAGGGGATAACGTACCACCTGCTTATTGGCATATTTCAAAATCTAAAAATGGAAAACAGCGAAGGTTTGGTATTAGTGAAAATAAAGCAACTGCTATTATAGATGAATTTAAACTAAAACATGGTACGTTATCTCATATGTATTTATATGAAGATGGTTATATTACCGATTTAGCTAATATCATCGTTAAACATATGAAAGCAAAGCATATGAGCAGAGAACAGATTATAACTAATCTTAAATCAAATGTTAATTTAATGGTACTTAGTTCTCATACTATACCTGAAGGAATATTAGATGAAATGTTCAAATCGGTAGAATCTCAAATAAATGTCAATGAATTAAAATTACCCAATGTATCTACCATGAAAAAAATAGTTGTAGGTACTGAATATGATGGTGATGATAACTCTGCATTTAAGGCAAGTTTCTTTAAAGATGATGATGACAGTGATAAAAATGATATGTCATTTATTACAAATAAAAAATCAAAAGGAAAGATTTTCTAAAAAAAGAAAACAATCATATCAATAAGTCGTATAAATAACAAAAGGAAAGGAATTAACAGATAGTGAATATTCACCGATGAATTTCCTGATTTTGTGCAACAGTTAGCAGCAGAGACATTCCAATAAAAATATAAAATCATGAAACACATACAAACCTTTGAAAGTATCAATGAAGCTGAAATAAAAAACGCAGCAGATACTTATTCTGATTATCCAAAAGCAGCTACAAAGAACGCCCAACAGGCGATTGACTGGAAAGAAAAATATGGTAGAGACGAAGTAACTGCGGCTACTAGAGTAGGTTGGGCTAGAGCACATCAATTAGCTAAAGGAGAAAATCTAAGCGCGGATACTGTTAAGAGAATGTCGGCATTTAATAGACATAGAAAGAATAGTAAAATAGATACTAAATATAAAGATACTCCGTGGAAGGATAATGGATATGTCGCTTGGCTTACATGGGGAGGAGACGAAGGAGTTGATTGGGCTATAAAAACTTCTAAAGAAATACAAAAACGGTAAACATGATAAAATTATTTGATTATATAAAAATTCTCTTTGGGCGAGATGCACAATGGGATAAATTAAAGAGGTATGATAAATCTAAAAATTCATTTATGACAAATAGATTTATGAGTACTAAGTTTCCTATACAAGCAAATATGTTTAATGCACTTAAGATTGATCCAGTAGGACAAGCAGAAGCGTGGAGAATGGTTGCATCAAAGTTTAGTAGAGTGCCTGGTTTTATTTATACTAAAACAAAGGCCTCTAAAAAAATAAAAAAATGGGAACCTAACACTAAAGCTTTAGAAATATATTTAAAGATTAATGAAATAGGCGAACGTGATTTTAAAGAAGCGATGAAACACCACCCAACTGAAATTAAAAATGCAATAAATGTATTAGAAAAACAGATGAGTGATGATATTAATTGATAAACAGTTTGAACTAGAAATACCAACACATATTTTATTTACTTTATATAAAAATGATTACATAGATAATCTAATTATATCCAGAGTAAAAAAAGAATGCAAAAATGAATCGGAAAATCCTTCTGAATTTATTGTTTCTTTAGATCAATTCGAGAGAGCTATAAAAACTTCAGCTTTTTTAAGAGCTGAGGTACAAAAAACAATAGATAACGAAGTATTACCTAATCCTAATTTTAAACCAAATTCTATTTTCTTTTTACAGTCTATAATTGCTAGGCTATCTAATTTGGAACGAATTACATTTAAAATATCCACTGACAAAGTGTTCTCAAGGTTGGTGCAACTTGAAAATGGTCGAGAGATAGTAAGTTTTCATTTTAATATAGTTGAAGGTATATTTGATCTTACTCAAATATTAGATCGATCACAATTAGATACATTTAATAAAATGTTTATAGAGTTAGGTATCCTAAGTAATAAGTATTTAAATAGATCCTCTCACTTTTATATTAAAGCTACTCTTTTATTTGATCTTCTTGCTGATATGGAAGAATCACAAATTATGGACGCCTTTGATATTATTGCATCAATTGATCCTAAGATCGAAGAAGACGATCCAATCTTGTTAGTAAAGACAGACTATACACCATATTAGAACATGAATATATAAACCAAATAAGGTTTGTATTATGAAAAAGATTATAAATTGGGTTAGCGGACTCTTGAGAGACGAAAAAGGTGACCCTTCTTCAAAAAGATTTATTGGAATTATTGCAGGTTTAACATTATGTGTTGCTCTGTTCATTAATCTATACACAGAATATCCAGTTGAACCAACAATAGTAAATGCAGTTGCTGCAATCTGTATTGGTGGTTTAGGATTATCTTCTGCTGATAAAATATGGGGAAAGAAATCCAGCAAAGCTGAAGATCAACAAATAAATTCATAACATGGCAGTAACAGGATCATCAACAGACTCCAACGGAGATCAATTATTAGTTAGCTTACAAGCTCCTTATGAAAATGTAATAGAAGTATTAGGTTTTACTGATTCAATTACAGGAGAAACTACTTCATGCTATTATGATAAGGATTATAGGTGGGGTATAGATGGTGTCACTTACTCAGACTGGGTACCTCTAACTGATATTAATTTAAAAAAGTTAGTATTAAATCCAGCAAATAAATTTTGGATTCAATATAGGTATACGCAGGTTGGTGAATGTACATTAACATTTAATTCAATTGCATTAGAGATTGTAACTGATGGTGGTGTGATATGTAAAATTCCTCAGATTGATTGTGGTGGTGTTGACGGTTGTTCAGGCGCATTAAATCTAGCATTTGATTGCTGTGAAGGTGGCTGGAATCCTTATGACATATCTAGAGCAGGACAAATGTATACTCAGTTGTCTGCAATGGCATCTAACTTGTTTGGATTCTGCGTAACTTATTATAAAACTAAAGCAGATCAACGAAGCCAGGATGTTATCCTAAAGGAATATTCATTATTTGATGTTATTAAATCAGGAGAAGTTAAGATAATGATTCCTGATAATGAATTACCTACTAGAGATATTGCATTTAATCCATTGATGATGGACTTTCCTGTTCAGTTTGAAATTCATATTGTCAAATCTGCATTCGAAGCAATCTTTGGTATTGGTTCAAAACCACAGATGAGAGATTATCTTTACTTTGAACAATTTATGAATCGTATGTATGAAGTAGATGCAATAGCAGAGGCTGATGACTTTATGTATACCGGATCTTATTGGAGAGTTAGTCTTGTAACATATCAACAAAGAACCAATGTAGGTTATGAAGATACAGTAGAAGGTTTAGCTGCTGAGGTTTCGACTGAGGCACTGGTATCTAATGTAGAAGAAAAATTTAGGGTTGAGCGAGAAAACGAATTTAAAGATGTTAGAAAACCTAACGAATATAATACTATAGGTAGCCAAGCAAATGATTATGTAAGAAGAGCATTAAATAAAAAAATGACTATCACTGAAGAGAATGTTTATAATCAGTGGACTATCATTTCAAAATATCATTATGCATTGGGAACATTAGCAGATGATACTGTTGGTGTTAAATATAGATATACTGGTGGATGGACTGCTGCTGATGATAGGGCATTTACCTTCTGGTTTAGGCCACAGTATGTAAAACCAATAGGCGCGAGTTTTGTGATTAATACAATAACTAATAATGCAGGAAATCCTATGATCACTGCAGCTGCATTACCACTAGGTACTGATGCTATTGTTGCAGGAGACTGGGTAGCAGTAAGAGGCACGACTTCATATAATAGTATTCAACCTGTAAAGTCTGTGGATGCCGTTACTAAAACTATCACATTAGATATACCTTATATAGATGGGACTATAAGTAATAATGCAACGTTTAGAGAAGAAGTTAGTAATACCTTCATCCAATATGATAGTGATACAGTTACTGGCCTTACTATATATGCTCAATTAACATATACTGCAAATTGGTTTATTATTAGATTTAATGATACTTATTATAAATATGATTTATCAAAAACAACTTTAGCTCCAGTAGTATTAAATAGAGGTGAATGGTATGCTGCTGTTATTAATTTAAATAACCTAGCTAAACAATTATCGCTATTCTTATATAACACTGTTGAATTGGCTGGAGCCATAAACCCAGATAGATCTGCTGATTTGACAAACATATATACAAACACACAAACAGTATCATCGATAAGTATGCCTGATGATCATGCCTGGAAACTGTTGGGTTGCAAAACTGATTTAACAAATATTAGAATATGGAGCCAACCAATAGAAGAAGAGTTGCAAGAATTAATATTAAGCCAATATGTGGTAAAGGATTCTCACTTAGCACTATTACTTGACAATGCATCCCCGGAGTTAATGCTTCCAACTGTTACTAACCCAAGGTAACTTGGAATATATATTATAAATTTAAACATATGAAAGAAACATCTAAAGACAAGTTTCGTGATAGTTTAGGAGATCTATTAAATGATTTACCTGATGAAGTTGAAGGATTGGGGGATAATGATATTGAACTACAACCTGTTAAGATTGAGAGTAATCAAGGTGTGCAATTAGTTAGAGCTAAAAATAAAGCCGAGAAGGTAATGAATAGCTTATTAACTTTTTATTTAAGCGAGGAGATTATAGCAGAGCATGAATATATCAGAGCTAAAGCACAATTAGACGAATCGGCACTATCTATGCTAATAAGACAAATGCAAAATAGTGAAACTGCAATTACCTTATTAATGGAGACTATTCATGAAGGTGATGTTTCCCCAAGAATGTTCGAGGTACTTAGTGATTTGCAAAGAACTCTACTAGATATTATTAAAAGCCAAACAATGTATATGGTGGCAATTGAAGAAAATGCTAAAAAGATATCTCGTGATGTAGATGTTTATCATAACACAGAAAGTTCATCATCCAATAAACAAAGTGGTATTAAATCCAGAGGTACAAAAGATTTAATGAGAGCTTTACAAGATACAATTAAAGAAGAAGATATACAAGACGTCGATGGAAATGAAAATGAAGAATGATTACTTGTTAGTTCAGGAAATTGAACAGCAAGAACAGCAAACATCTGGTGGTATTATCATACCTGTTGAAAAGTATAATCGTAAAGCAACAGTTATTAATGCCGGAAATGCAGAGCATATAAAGGAAGGTGATATTATATTAAAAAATATGGGCAAGGGTACGATGATTACATTGGATAATATTGAGTATGAGATAATCCACATTAATCAACTTATTGCCATCTTACAAGAAACTAATGGCTAAACCACAAGCAGAATCAGCAGGATTTGAATTAAAGATAACTAAAGGCCAAGAACAATTTTCATGGACTTCAAAGAAAGTTGAGCAATTAATGCTAGCTATAGACGAGGGTTATAAACCTAAATCAACGCCATTCTATGAAGGGAATCCTAATTTAAGAAAGGGTAATATTGTATTTAGTTATTCAGATGAAGAAATAAGAGAAATCAAAAGGTGTGCAAAGGATATTGTATACTTTGCTAATACTTATTGTACTGTAATGACTGATGAGGGTTTACAAACAATTAAACTAAGACCTTATCAAGAAGACATGTTAAGGCAGTTCCAAGCAGAACGCTTTAATGTATGCCTTGCGAGTAGACAAGTTGGTAAAACAATATGTTCATCTATCTTTATTGCATGGTACTCAGTATTCAATTTCGATAAAAATTCATTAATACTTTCAAATAAGGGTGCTACAACAAGAGAAATTATTGATAAAGGTAAAACTATATTAGAACATCTACCCTTCTTTATCAAGCCCGGTACCCTTAAATGGGATGTGTTTAACTCAAAATTTGATAATGGTTGTAGGATCATAGGTCAGACTACTACTAAGAAAGCAGCAATTGGTTTTACTATTCATTTATTATTTATGGATGAGTTCGCCCATATACCTGCAAACTTTGTAGATACGTTTTATGAAAATGTATACCCAACGGTTTCTGCATCAGCAAATTCTAAAGTTATAATTACTAGTACACCTAACGGGTTTAATAAGTTCTATGACATATATACTGCTGCTGATAAAGGATTAAGTGAATATGTACCATTCCGAGTAGACTGGTGGGATGTACCTGGGAGAGACGATGCATGGATGCGACAAGAGGTTGCTAACTTGGGTAGTGATGAAGCATTCAATAGACAATATGGAAATCAGTTTATAGCAGGTTCTTCATTATTATTAGGTGCAGCTAGTTTAAAGAAGCTTACTGAAAACCAAATGGAATTTGTACATCAAGAAATTGCAGAATTCGATGATGCAGAGATTGATTACTCTGGTTTATTATGGAAGCCAGGATTTAACTTAGATGAAATAGAAGAAGATTATAACTATTGGGTATTTTCAGTAGATATTGCAGAGGGTGTTGGTGGTGACTATTCTGTCATTAACATATTCCAAGTAAAAATGCTAGATCAAAAGGATTGGAAATCTATAACCACACCAGGTAGCTTTGTTGACTTTTTTGCAATATCACAGGTTGGTAGATTTAGGAGCAATGAGCATACTATCGAAGAATTTGCAAAATCTTTGTATATTTTAACATTTGATTTATTCTTTTCAGAGAATGTAAAATTAATTGTAGAATGGAATATGTTTGGTGGAGAATTAATAAAACGAATGGAAACTGTATTCCCACAGAGAAATGAATTTGATGAAGAATCAATTGTTAAATTTAAACATAGAGTAGATGCAAAGATAAAACAATTTGGTCTTAAGGTTAAAAAAGATAACAAACCTATATTTTGCCAAAACTTCAAAAAATACATTACTCAAAATAAAATCCAAATATTTGACAAAGATACTGTAAAGGAATCAGCAACTTTTGGAAAACTACCAAATGGATCATATGCAGGGCAATTAGGTAATGATGATTTAATTATGACTTGTATAAATAGTTCTGAATTCTTCACTACCTTAGATTTCTCTGATTTTGTTGAAGAGATTTATGATGAGATAGATCCAGCTATACAAATTAAAATAGAAGAAATTTTAGAAAAAGATTCAAAAGGTGGTAATCTCAATTTTGATATCTACGACTTAGTATAAAAGTTCAAAGGTTAGTGGATATATAAAAAAACTAATAAACAAAAAAATATAATACAAGATGGCACTAGATCCAAAAATCGCTTCTCTTAAAGCAGCAGGTACATATCGTTTCGAATTTGACAAAAGTCAAGTAGTTAGTATACCTGCAAATCAAACACGACTGGTGGTCGGGTTTTCAAAGAGAGGTCCGTTTAATACACCCGTCTTTATTCCAGATACAGCTTTCTTTAAGCAAGTATTCGGTGATATCGATAGAAACTTAGAAAGAAAAGATTCTTTTTTCCACAGAAGCTGTTTGGCTGCATTGGAAAGAGGACCAATTCTTGCATTGAATCTACTTAATTTAGATAAAAATGACAAAATAAATGCTGTTAGATTTTCTACATCATCTACACCAGATACAATACAAACTAATGCTGGTGCTGATTTTGAATATCAAAAATTTTACAATAGAGATAAATTTTGGTACCCATCAACTGATGACTTTTTAAATAATGTTGGTGCAAACCAATCTGTTTTATCTGGAACATCTGTTAATGATTTGTTAGATATTACTAATCTAGGACAAACTCCTATATCTGTAATTGTTAAAAAATCTGCATTAACAAATGTATTAGCTTACCAAGTAACTGTTGAAGAATGGTATGGTGCTGCTAATGTACCTGGATTTTTAGATAAAGATAGTTTAATATCTGACTTCTTTGTAGATATCTTTGTAATAGGGGGTAACTTCGGTGGAGACTTTAGTTCAACTACTCCGTATTCAAGATTCAATGCTGATCCAACATTCCAAGAATATTTTGATCCAACACAAGGATTAAAGAGGAGAGTATTTACTAGTGATAGTACTGATACTAAATTAGGAGAATTTTTTAATTTACCTGAAGTAGAATTACAGGCAACTTATACTGCATGTTTAATTCCTGATTTCGTAGATCTATTAGGTAACAACCTTTTCGTTGAAAAAGTTGTTAATGCTGATACTGCAACTACTGGATTATTTGTTACTGTAAATGAAAATTTATTTGACGGCGAAACTTTAATTGACGGTGTAGCTGGTGGAATTGATATGGTAGGTCATAATATCGAATATACACAAGCAAATTCATTCCAAGATGATATTAATATGTTATCATATAGTGGATCAATTATTTCTGATTTAAATTACTGTAGAACACCAGAACCTGGAACAACTGTAACTAATGTTGCAAGTACAATAACAACTTCTATTCCAACAGCTGGTGGTGTACAAATCCAAGTAACTAATGCAGCTGCTACTAAAGATGCAATATGGACTGCGTTTAGCACTATGACTGCAAATACATCTACTGTAGTAGGTTCATTTATAAAAACTAGTGGCTTAGCACCAGAACAATATGTACCAGTAACATCTGTGCAAACTGTTGGTAATACTATAACTGTATTATTATCGGATGAAGGAAGTATTACAGATAGTGATTTTCAAACAGGCGCTGCCGCTGTATACAATTATATTAATGAAGTAGACTTAGGGTTTATATCTGATGAAAACGAGCAAGCTAGTACAGTTGCTGGTATTATAGGTTCTTATGGATCTGCAGTACAGACGCAATTTGCTAACGGTACTTTAACAGATGGTGATGAGGCAGTTTATGTAAAGGGTGGTGTACAATATACATCATATCTTGTAATGAATGCTGTAGATTATGGTTTTATCCATACTGCTGGGCCAACTACTGCTGCAAGTAAAATTGCAATTTCAGATTCTAACTATTTCTTACCAGGTGTAAGGATTACACCTTACCAAGAAGATGGTTTTGCTAATTTAACTCCACATGCTGAATTTACAATGGATAGCACAGGATTATTCTTAAAGAGTGATGGTACTACTTATGCAGCGTTGAGTTGTTTAAATGTACAAACTTTAAAAGGCGCTCTTAATCTTGGTATTGATATTGTTGGTGATACTCTTAATGAACCATTACTAAAACCCAATCAAGTTTTAATTGCTACAACTTCACCAGAAGCTGCTGATATTGTAGTAGGAAACTATTTAGTACATGACGAAGGTACAGTAAGTGGTCATTCAAGATTAACTAGAATTAATGTTATAGTAGGTGGATTAACACCATCAGAATATCCAATTATACCAGCTGGAACAACTGCACTATTAGTAACATGCCAATCTGAAGTTGATGTAACTTATATTGGTGTAGGAGCAGGAAAACAAAGAAAGGTAGAATTATATTATCCAATTGATAGTTGGGTAGATTACCTTAATGTGTTTGAATTACCTGGTTTTAATTTAATAGCAACTAAACATGTTCCTGATGGATCTAATACTAGACAGAATTACTGTTTAAGTCCAATTTTAGGTGGAACTAATTTATACAAAGCTTTAACTGATAAAGAAACTATTAACTTCCGTTATGTAGTAGATACTTATGGAAATGGAATCGAAGCAAATTGTAAATCTGTTTATACAAATTTATGTGCAGGAAGGAAAAATGCATTCGCAATTGTTAATGCACCATCTGCTAAAGATTTTAAAGCAAATACAGATCCAAGCTTTACTGATGCAACTGGCGGTTTATCCTCTAAGATGATATCTGAAGGTGGAAATCTTGCATTGAATCCAACTATTAGATATTCATTACCATCGGCAACGAGTGGTGGATCTTGGGGTGGTTATTATTACCCATTCATTACTGTTAGAGATTTAGGAAAGAATATAAGTGTACCTCCTGCTGCGTATGTATCTAATAACTACATACTTAAATATGAAAACGCATTACCGTGGTCAATCGTGGCTGGTGTAAGACGTGGAGTTATAGGTGGAAACGGTGTTGTAGGTTTAGAATTAAATCTTGACCAAGAAGATCGTTATTTCTTAGAGCCATTCGGATTCAATCCAATTGTATTCCAAAGTGGAACAGGACCAACTATATTTGCAAATAAAACCGCACAACAGGTTCCAAAATCTGCATTAAGTTCAATTAATGTTAGAGAGGTTGTAATTTATATCCAAGATGGTATCGATGCAATTCTTAAAAACTACTTATTCGAATTTAATACAGCTCAGACAAGATTAGAAATAAAAACGTTAGCTGATAACTTCTTATCAACTGTTCAAAACGATGATGGTGTTTACGATTATAGAAATATAATGGATGAAACAAATAACACCCCAGAAGTAATTGATCAAAATGTAGGTATCCTTGATACATATATTGAACCAGTAAGAGGAATGGAAATTCTTGTACAAAGAACAACTATTTTAAGAACTGGGGCAATTAGTTCAGGAAACTTCCAATAAGGAGTTAAGTAAGACGAATATATAAAAAAACAATATAAACTATGCCGTTACCACATTATACCCAATCAAGGGCCAGTAGCCAAAGGTTCGAACCAATACAGCCTAACCTGTTTGAGGTTACTATATTTTCACCATTAGGGGATGATACAGGACTTATCTTAGAACAAGTAAATTCAATTGGAGGTTTAAATAACTTAAACCCAACCATCGATGTAGTTGGCCAAAAGTACAAATTTGCAGATAGATCATTTGCAAGTATGCCAGGTCAGACATTTGCTGATTTAACAGTTAACTTCAGTCTTAACTTGAATGATGCTAACGAAAACTACATATACAATACATTCCGTAACTGGAATAATGTAATCTATGATCCATTAACTGGTGAAATGGGATTAAAGAAAGATTACGTAGGTAGTATGATCGTTGTTCAATATAACAGAGCAGGAGATATCTTCAGAAAGATTACATTTAAAGATGTATTCCCAACAGGACAACCTGATTTTGTAGACGAACTTAATTACACAACACCGGATGCAGCTCAGTTAACAATGGTATTCCGTTGTGACCATTGGGTTGAGGAGAACGTAGGATCTTAATTAATAACTAATTTAAATTAAAACTGGGATTGTTAGTAGCATTCCCAGTTTTTTTGCCTTCACTCTAATATATAATATAAATTATATAATATAGAAATATGATTATCTATAAATTACAACAAGAAAAAACAAACAAAGTTTACATAGGGTATTCATTAAATGACAATCCTAATAACTTTGGAACTGGAAAATACATCAAGCGTGCAGTTAAGGATTTTGGAACAAAGTCTTTTGATAGAGAGGTTGTTGAAGTCTTCGAAGAAGATCATTCATTAAGTGATGTTTTAAAAAGAGTAGAATATTGGATTAATAAATTTAAATCTGATAACTCTAAATATGGATTTAATGAAACAGTCCAAGAACTTATCCCACAAAGGAAACGACTTACTAAAAAATTACAAGTATTGTTAACACCTGAAGATGAGGATAGCCTTAATACTATCATTATACAAAAATCAATGGAAAACAGAATTAAACCTGTTGCTATTTCAAGATATGTAAGACAATTAATAGTTGAGCATATAGTTGAAGAAACTAAACCAGAAAAACAATTAATAAAAAATAAATAAAAGATGTCAAAAGAGCACGAAGATAATATCCAGAAGGAATTCGATAAAGCTGAAACTGTTCAGGTGGAAGCTACTGAAACTCCAAACACCGTAGTAGAAAGCTTAGGTAAAGTTGATACTAACAGACAAATGAATAAGATTACTTCAGATGATCCTGAAATTAAAAGGTTAAACGCTATGGTTGGTTATACTAGGCTAGATCTTAATAGTTTTCCATCTAAAGGTAAATTTTACAGAGATGATTTTGAAATTCATATTAGACCTGCGAAGGTTGCAGAAATTAGAAGCTTCTCAACTATCGATGAAAATAACCTTAGAGATGTAGATGAAGGGTTAAATAACATTGTAATATCATGTTGTAAAGTAACTTATGGTACACAGCGGGGATCTTATAAAGATATACTTGAAGAAGATAGAATTTATTTAATACTTTCTATTAGAGAATTAACATTTAAAACAGGTGAGCATACATTGATGATGCCAGTTTCAGGTAATTCATGTAAATCTTCAATGTGTAAATCTCAAGAATCTGTAGAATTAAGAACTAGTAATTTACAATTTAATTCTGTTGTAGAAAAATTTGAAAAATACTATGATGAAGGTGATAGGTGTTATTCTATTGCTACTAAGAATTACGGTGTTATCCAAATGGCCCCTCCAACTATTGGTATTATGAGAGCTATAACTGATTATATCAGAGATAGAGAAGAGAACAATAAGAACTGGGATAAATCTACACTGGCTATCTTGCCTTACTTACAAAGAGAATGGCGAGGTTGGACAGAAAAAGATATCTTTGCTAAGATTACATCTTTTCAAGGATGGGATTCTACAAAATATACAATTGTCTACAGATTAGCTGAGGACATGAAAATCGGTGTTAAACCGGAGATGGTATTCCCATGTAAAAGCTGCAGTGAGGAGGTCACTGTGCCGCTCACGTTTCCCGGCGGTATCAAGGCTCTGTTCCTTATTCCAGATATCTCTACTGAACTTCTTTAAAGTTCGAGTATTGTTATTAGAAAAGTTGCATCTCCAACCATCAGAGTTGGATTTGCTTCCTTTTTATGAATATGAATATACCCTGGAGATTTATAACGACTTGCTAAAAGATCGTAATAAGCAAGAAGCGCAAAATACTAAAGACACACAGGATAAATACAATATGGATGGAATGAAGAATCAGACCCAAAAGAATATGGGTCAGTATAAAATGCCTTCAATGCCAAGCATGACTATGCCCAAATTGTAAAAAATAAAATCTAAATGGCTGTCGCAACTATTAAAGACTTATTGGATCCGTTAACAAAGATTCAAGCTGCTACTGAATCATCAGCTGCATCTCTTGACGCTTTCACTGCTGCTACTGCTGCACAGATGCAAGGAGATATATCTATCTTGAAAAAATTAGATAGACTTATTGAAGTAAGCAGTAGTACCAACATGAATACACGTGACCTTGCTATGTATAAGAACAGCAGGGAACAGACTAAGCTATTGGGAATAATAGCAAAAAGTAAAGGTAAAGTATCTGGTGGTAAAGAATCTGGTAGTAAAGGTACAGGTAAACTAAAGGAAGGCGCTGCTAGTCTTAAGTCATTAGGGCAAGGGGCAGTTGCATTAGCAAAAGGCCTAATCTTATTTAGAATAGTTCCTAAAAAGACTATACTAAAATTTCAGGATTTTGTTAAAGATCAAATCGAAATTTGGGAGAAGTCTAAACCTAAGAAAATGGAAAAGGGCGCTAAGGCAATGTTAGCAATGGGTAATGCAATTTATACGTTTGCCAAATCATTAGCATTAGCAGCACTTCTATTAATACCAGCTGCTATTGGAATCCCAATGCTATATTTAGCAACCATGTTGTTGGTACCTTTATTTGTTTTATTAGGCAAACGATCAAAGCAAATTAGAAAAGGTGCCAGAGCATTAGATAGAATAGGTGATGCAATGAAATCATTTGCAGTTGGACTAGCCGTGTTTGCATTAGCCACTATGTTTATTTTAATGAAACCCGTTATTCTTCTTGGGATGGTCGCATCATTATTATTAATTGGTGGTACTGTTGCAATATTAGGAAGGTTTAGTAAAACTATAAGGAAAGGATCTGTTGCATTATTATTAATGGGTATAGGTTTGGCTGCATTTGGTATAGGTTATGGTTTATTCGCATTAGCTGTGACATTAGCAGCACCTAGTGTAGGAGATGTATTATTACAAGCTGCTGTGCTGATTGGGATAGGTATAGCAACAGCTCTCTTAGGAATGGTTTGGACGCATATTCTAAAGGGCGCTGTGGCATTAGCATTGATGGGTATAGGTTTGGCTATATTTGGCCTTGGGTATATTCCATTTGCACATGCAACTAAAGATACTACTATGGGTGATATTGGTGTCCAAGGCGCGCTATTATTAATGTTAGGTTTAGAATTTGCAGCAGCGGGGTTTGGCGCATTGTTTATTATACCAGGTGCGGCTGCGTTTGCTGCTATAGGTGGTGCACTGATGTTATTAGCACCGGGTTTAAAAGCTATAAAGAATGTTAAGTGGACACAAGCTGATTCTACCGACTTAGTTACACTATTAGCTGGGGTTAAAACTGCATTCTTGGGAACAACCAATACAGAAGGTGGGGCAACAGGATTCTTCAAAAATATAGGTAATGCTTTAGGTAGTACTGTGAAAGGTCCAATGATGATTTCAGCAGCCGCTGGTTATGCAGCAGCAGGTATCGCATTAACTAAATTATCAGTTGGTTTAAAAGCATTTAAATCTGTAGATTGGGATGATGATCAAAGTACAATATTAGCTACTGCATTAACTGGAATTAGTGGCGCCTTTGCTTCGGCTGGTGGTGAAGCTCCTAATCCAGGTGGTGTATTTGGTGCTATATTTGGAAATGCATTTAGTCCTAATGCAACTGAGAAGGGTATTGATTCTGTAATGAGTGCAGGAAAGGCATTAACTAATATAGCTGAAGGATTAAAATCTTTTCAAAAATTAATAGATAGCGGAGTAGAATTTGGAGATCCTAATAGAGAAGGTGGTCCATTAAAAGGAACTCTTGCTTATGCTGTAATTAATACAGTAGGTTTTGTAAAGCAAGCATTTGCTGCAATTGGTGGTGCGGATCAATCTGTAGAATCAGGTGGTTTTTTCAGTGGCTTATTTGGTATTAAATCAACAGCAACAGAAGAAGGTATACGTTCAGTAAAAGGTGCAGGTACAGAATTAAATAATATTGCAAAGGGTTTAGAAGGATTCCAAAAATTAATAGAAAGTAAAGTTAATTTTGGAGATCCTGCTAACCCACAATTAGGAACTCTTGCATATGCTGTAATTAATACAGTAGGTTTTGTACAACAAGCATTTGCTGCCATTGGTAGTCAAAAAGATGTAGATAAAGGAGGCTTCTTCGGGGGTCTATTTGGAATTAAACAGAATGCAGTACAAAAAGGTATACAATCAGTATCAGGAGCAGGTGAAGAACTGAGTAAAATAGCAGATGCAATATCAACATTTTCTGGTATTAAAAATCCTAAAGGAACAGCAAGTAGAATAAAGGAAGTTTTGACTTTAGTTGGAGATGCGTTTGCTTCTATTGGTGGAAAAGAAAATACAGATAGTAAATCTAGCTTATTTGGTTTAATTACATGGGATGAGAATAAAATACAAAAAGGTATTAATGCAGTAGATGGTGCAGGCGAAGCATTAACAAATATAGCAGCTGGCCTTAAAGCATTTGGTGGAGACACTCAGCCTCAAACAGTAGCAACATCGATTGGAACTCTATTAACTTCGATAGGAACTGCATTCAGTGACCTATATGCAACTAACCCATTCATAGCCCCACAACTACATGACTTTTCTACATTCATTGTAACATTAGGAAATGTAGCAGAAAAAGGATTGTTAGACAAAGCAGCAGATGGTATTTCTAAAATTGCAGATTCAATTAATAAAATAGATATTGACAAAACAGTTGCATTTGGTGATCTATTTAAATCAAGCGCTAAACTTTCTGAAGACAATGATGCATATAAATCTTTAGCCAAAGCAGTTGAAGATATAAGAGATATCATGCAAGAACAGAAAGCACCAGGACTTATTGATAGAGGGCTTAATGCAATAGGTTTAGGTTCTGATAAAGCAGCAGCACCAGCAGCCGCAACAACGGGTGCTGATCCAATGAAGAAATTAAATTCTACATTAGGAAGACTTGAAAATGCTATCACTGCATTACCAACAGCTATCCAGACAATGAAACTTGAAGTTTCTATACCTGGGCAATAATGTTTAAAC